GCCGTAATCGTTGTACTAGCAATTTTTGCTCCTGTAACAGCCGCTGCACCTAAAGCTGTTGTATCGACAGCACCAGCAGCAATTTTTGCCGCAGTTACAGCATCATTAAGAATTGCATTTGTATCGACTGCATCATCAGCTAACTCAGAAGCTCCAACAGCGTTTGCCCCTATCTGAGTAGCTGTAATTGTTCCAGTTACTAGTTTTGCACCTGTAATAACACCATCAGTAATTTTAGATGCGGTAACAGAATTAGCTGCTAACTTTGCTGCCGTAACAGCAAGATTAGCTATTGCATTGGTGTCAACAGCATCATTAGCGAGTTCACTAGCACCAACAGCATCAGCAGCGATCTGTCCTGCTGTTATTGAATTATCAGCAATTTTTGCACCAGGAATATCTGCATTACTAAGATTTAACTTTGCATAAGCAATCGTTGCGTTTGCAATCTTATCGTTAGTAACTGCTGCATCTACTATTGCTGCTGTATCTACAGCGTTATCGGCTAATTCACTTGAACCTATTGCGTTTGCTGCTATTTGATTTGCAGTAAGAGTATTAGCTGCTATTTCTGTTGCCGTTATTGATCCGTCTTCAATTTCACTAGCACCAACAGCCCCTGCTAAAATCTTGTCTGCTGTTACAGCATCAGTTGCTATAGCTGCTGCGTTAACAGTTCCTGTACCAAGGCTTGCAAGTGCTGTACCAGGAATTGAACCAGCATCAATTAATGCAACACCTTTTTCTACTAACGCTTTTGCTGTAATTCGTTTTGTTTCCGACGCACTGCCATCTACGACAGCAAGTTCATCTCCAGCCGCTAAATCTGCTTCAGCTAACTGAGGCAGTTGACTTATTTGAAGATCAGCCATTTAACTCTTGGTCTTTAAGGACAGTTTATACCTTTTATCTATTATGTAACATCATCTTCTAAGAACAGTTTGCTTCCATCTTCTTGCAATATGTAATCTGTTGATTCTTGTAAAATGTAACCAGGCGTAGAACCTACTTTAAGATCAAACTTTCCACTTGTAATAAAGTCAATTTGAGTTTTTACTATTCCAACATTAGGAATTGAAACGCTACAATTTGTTATTTGAGCATCACATTCATACCAAGCATTATTTACAGAAGAAGCAGATTCTCTATAAAGAAAAAATCGACCAATAAAATCAGTACCTTGTTGCACTCGTAAAATTAAACGAGCTAAATAAGAAGAAAATTCTTGATTAGCAGAATAGTCAGGATCAGAAGCAACATATCTATGCTCCCAAAAACAAGTCATTGATCCTTGCCCTTGAATCAAACCATTATCATATTGCCTTTTAAAAGAGTCGCCTAATTGACTAATTTCTATTTGATCTCTTTGTGTAGTGAACTCATATTCTTCAATCCTTGCTAAAGGTCTGTAATTGTTATTTCTTGAAATTATTGAAATTTCTTGATTACCAGAAGGAGTAACTAAAGTTAAAGCATTTGCTTTTGTCCCACCAACTGCAAGAGCAAAAGTCGTAAAAAGCCGCAACCCTCCTATATCATCAACATGTGCAAACCAGCTACCATCTCTTGCATTATGCCCAGAAACTAATTCTAAATTTGCAGACCCATCTGTTCTTGATATTGATATTCGATCACCTGTAATAATATTTCCTTTTACACCATCAACAGAAAATCTTTTCCTTGACGTATTTACATCACTAGGAACTATTGAAGCAGTAAGACTCTGCTCCATTGATGTCCTTTTGAGTTCAACGAACCCTCCGCTACCTAAATAGGTGGGCATCTACTTAAACTTCATCCAAAGTTAAAGCACTAGGCACATCAGAAGCCTCGAAGGAAACTTCAGCAGACAAAATTTCGCCTTGACTACTTGTCATAGCAATACTTGTCAAAATCACAGAGAATGTAATTTCTTTTGCAGTACCAGCATGATCAGTTATTCCAAGAGTAAAAGTTGGAACATCTGAAGCTACAGGTGTTGCACCTCCTACCGAAAGTTTTATCAAATTACCAATTAGAGCAGGTGCTTGTGTTTGACTAGTACTTGCACCTGATGCGGAATACCAAGAGATAGAAGCAGAACCAGAAATACTGCGAGTTCCACCTACAAGTTTTCTGTCACGATCACCTAATGTCGTAACATCCAATGTCTCTTGTGATGCTGTGAAGCTCCATGTCGTTACAGTCGCAACCTCGACTGAACCGATTTTCATCTTGCCATCACCGCCTGAATAGTAGCCCACGACAATCTTTAAATTAAACAGTCATTATATTCTAAGGCGAATCCAGACAAGCAACAAATTTACATTGAACATTGCTACGTCCAGGATAGACACTTGTCACCTCTGGAGGACCGTCATATCGCCATTTTAAGTCTGTTCTTTCAAGAAAATATGACTGCAAAGTGCTGTCTGCACCGTTGATAACATTCGTTCCATTAAAAGTAACTTCATCCCAAACTGAATTAATATCTTCATAATTCTGCAAAATTGCAGCAGCATCTGAATCTAAAATATTATCAAATCCTAGACTTAACGAAGAACCAGTTCTGCTTTTCCCATACCGAATAACAGTCTTAACACCATTTTGAGCCTCAAACTCAACTTGAGGATATTCGCCAGGAGAATAACTTCTTGTGGAAGGAGTTACATTTGTAGGTTTGAATTGAGCCATTAACCTCTTAATTCAGGGAATCGATCAGCAAAATTAACACCATTCACAGCGTTAGGATTTGCATTATAAAGAACAGCAAGTTTGTTGTTAATCAAAGGAGCATGACTAGCAGCAATTTGAATAAACCCTTCTTCACCGTAAGTAATAGATTCGACCTTGTAAACTCTATCTTCTTCGGTGGTGTCAACTTGAGCAAATAATTTATTTTTTAATCCTGCGGAGTTAGTACCGTCACTGTTAACACTAAAACTTTTTGATTCAATACCACCCAAAGAACCAGGACTCCATACATAAGCGTTAATCTGACCAGAAATTGTTGACCTTGAAATAACAACACCATTTTCATCAATACTGCCATTATTAAAACGACTTGTATGTGTTGATTCAGTTAGTACTCGAATATAATCACCAGCTACTAATCCAAATACAGAACTTGGTGGAGTTTGAAAAACGATGCCATGATCAACTTCTTTCCTTATTGATAAAGCAATAGCAGCAAATAATTTTGCATGTGCTTCACTCGTACACCAATTACTTAAATCAAATACTTCTTCTGGCAATTGTTCAGCGGCTGGGAAGAAATCTGAATCACTTTGTCCAGTTGGGTTGTAAGCGTATGTTTTCGCTATGTTCTCTGGGAAACCAGCAGTTTTTGTAACAGGGTTAATTTTATCCTCTCTATGAATAACAGTTGCTTTAAACATTTTTCTTTCTTCTGGAGTTAAAAAAGTAATTTTTATATCTTTCATATTTCCATCAGTAAATAAAGCTTTTATATCAATACCTGAATTAATCCCTGCCTCATAATTAATTGTATAGTCACCATTTATAGGAAAACTTGGTCTTAAACTAAAACGACCACCTAAAATAGAAAAATCTAAGAAGTTGTAACCAGCATTTTCAAAAATAAATTCTCTTAAATTAAATTTACGATCAATAACACCATTCCAATGGAAACCATTAGCTCTACAATATCTAGCCCCTTCAATCATACTTGCACGATCAACACCATCATGTCCGACAATATCCCCAGCACCATAAGCTGTATTAGTTAATAAGTCATGCACTATTTCTACAAAATCATCAGTAGAAGCTATGTGCGAATTTCTAGTTAAATAACCAGTTCCAGAATTAGGATTTGAATCAGGTATTAAACGATCTACCTTTATTCCTTCTTGAATAAAAGCAGAAAGAGAATTAAAACTATTTAACGAACCTGTTGCTCCCATTCTTATTCCTGCAATTGCAAGATGTTCATAATTTATTTGTGGATTACTACTTGTACCTTCATGTTTAATTTCATTTATATATGACACCTCGTGTTCAGAACCGTTTTCATGACTTGAAGATTCTGAATCGAATAAGAAATAATCAGCTATTACATTGTTATTGTTATGAGCAATTGTTTGCCAATAATTTGTATAAAAACCAGCAGTTCCATCAGATTCCCAATCAGAATGTTCATCTACAGGAGGAACAAAACTAGGTCTTTCTTTTGCTGTAAGAATTAAAGTTACACTTGGAGATTCATTGTTAATAGTTACAGTATCACCATTAAAATAACCATCACCTGACGCAAAAAGTGCAAATTCTTTATATGTACTAACACCATCTGTTTTAGTTTTTACTTGCACTTGCATCCCACTACCTACTCCTTTTGTCGTAGTTGTTGATCTAACAACAGGAGTACTTTCGGTAGCTGGTGGTCGATCAGCTTCTTGCAACGAAACAGCATAAACATTATGTCCTGATCCGTTTTTATATCTCCAATCTTCTTGTCCTCCTAAAGAAGAAGGATTCTTAGCAACTTTGAATCTATGCCATCGACCTGTTGGAACTCCATTAGAATATTCTTCTCTTGGCTCAGACCAATGACTATTTTGCATTGGAACGACTCCTGCTGGCATAGTAAATACCAAACCATTAGGAAGTAATGTTCCTCCAAAAATGATATGCCATGTCCATATTTCGCTTGAAGTTTTAATAGCAACTGCTGCTATTCCGTGATAAGGACTAAAATAAGAGTTCATCCCATCAGCAGGGACACCTTTTAAATTTCTTTGAGTAACATTTGTCCATTGTTGATAAGCATTACTAGGGCCAGTTCCAAAATAAGTTGTTCTATTATCAGGTTGGAAAATTTTATGAGATGAAGAATAAACAGGTGGTGTAAAAACAGGATTGCCATAAGAAGGAGGCGTGAAATTATTAACAGGCCCACCTGTAACTTCTTCTCCAGTATCAGGATCTATAAAAGGTAATTCAGCACCTAATCCTCCTCTTAACCATTCAGGATTATTTGTAAAATTACTACCTTCATCTATTTCATTTGAAAGAGGTAATTGTCCTTCTCCAGCATGGTATGAAATAGTTAATCCTAAACTATGATTAGAATGAGATCTTAATGTTTCTGCGTAACCTAAAACATGAACTATACGATCAGCATAATGATTTAAAACTACATTCCCTGCAACAGGTAAGAACCTAAATTCATATTTACTAGGAACATGATGATTGATAAAAATAGCATTATATTGTGCAGTTGGAGAAGAACCTTGAACGCATAAAATTTTTGGACTTATATCTACAAAATCATTTCCTGAATCCATTTTCTTTGCTTGTACTTTAAAAAAACTAACTCGTCTAACATATTTACTTACACTTCCTAATTGAATAGAACCGTTTTGTTTTTCATAAGAGCCAATACGCTCTTGAGAAGGCATTTCATTAACATTAGGGAAACCACTTATTTGCCTCCAAACTGTACTTTTAATTCCAATTTCAGTAACATCAGTTTCTCTTGCATTAGCACAAGTAGCTAAATCAACTTTTTGAACAATTAAAGACTCGTATGGTAATGCTGTCTCATCTGTATTTCTAAATTCTAAATAGCCAGGTTCATCAGATTCAAATTTAATGGCTTTTTGAAAGCCATCATTACCTCCTACCCATAGATTCCCATTATCTTCTTCGGTTGCTGTCATTAAAGTAGAGCCAACCATATATTGCTCACCAATTTTTATTGCATCATCAACAGATTCTCTAACAGTATCAGAATTTGATTTTGCGTCTTGAGAACCCCACGGTGAAAATTTGTTCCATTTCTTTTTGGGATCTACATCTGTAATAGAAGAATCAATCCATGCAGATTCGTTTGTTGAGTGATAAATACGATAATTGACCCAGACATTTCCTGTTTGATTAGGATTTAAAATAACTCTATTTCCCACTGATGAATAAGTTGGAGATCCTCCACGATTTGTTATTCCTACATATCTAGGATATTTATGTACCAATTTACCCATTTTAATTCTTAAATCTTTTTTTACACCATCATCTGCATCTCTTAAAAGTAATATTAATTCCCAATTTAATTTATAAGCATTACCATTTGGCATAGGTGAAGATAAGCCAAATTTAGTACCTGAAGCAGGGGTTTTAGTACTTGAAAAACTTGGCTTGTAATCGAAAATAGCATCTCCACCACTATAACTTTGTGTAAAAACTTTTACTTTAAAAGGATCAACATCATCATATTCTCTTTCACCTCTTGCTCGATAATTATTTCTATTTTTAGATTTACCTTCTGGATACTGATCATGTGATGATGATGGGGTTTGTGTATCTGAAACTCCTTGTAATCTATTATTAGATCTATTACCTCTTGAAAAATATATTTTTTGTTTTGTTAAAGGTAAATCAGATAAAAAAGTTTCACCTAAAGCAAATGAATTAAATTTTGGTTTTGCTCCTAGCTCACCATTAGAAAATAAACAGATAGCATTAATAACTTGACCAAACTGAGCAGTTCTTAGTTGTGACCAAAGAAGTTGACTAGAAACTCTTACACCTTGTCTTGCATAAACCAAAGGTATAAACGAACCTAATGAAGCTAGATCTTGTAAAGACTCAAAACCACTTGTAGGGTTAAAACGACTTCTGCCTTGAACTCCTCCTATCTCTAATCTAGGGCCAGCACTTTGTTCTTTAGGCTTTGGTGTCAGTAAATAAGATGCTGCCATTATTGCAAGCGTGGCAGCTATTTTGCCCCAAAGAATTGTATAGCCAACAGTAGTAGGAACAAAATGAGCAAAACCCATTGCTATCAAAGCACTAGGCATACATACAATTTCTGCGTCTACAGGTTCAGCTTCAATTAAATCTAAAAATTCAAAATACTCTTTATCAGTTATGCCTAAAGATTCACATAGTTCTACTTCGTAGGGTAATAAAGTTCTAAAACCTCCAATCCTCCTATGGGACTCCATCGAACCGTCTTGTCTGCGAATGATAGCCAACCGCCTTTCCAATAAACAGCTAAAGCGTAGCCTTTTTCTGCTTTGCAGAGAGCTACAACTCCAATATTAGCGGTTGTTGTAAGCGTTCCCCACTTTTTAAGCTCATCACGAAATACCTCATAATCTTTTTTTCTTAAACGTCTGTACCAATCACGGTTTTGAAAAGGAAAATCTATTCCATAATTTCTAATAACTTGTCCAGCTAAAGAAGCACAATCAGCAGCTTTATGTTGATCAGGATTAGCCCCTAAACGATAAGGCAATCCCAGCAATAAAGCAGTTCTCAATTCGTAGCTATTCGACCAGTAACAGGTAAATGTCCAACCAAACTACTTGTTAAAAAACGACCAATATTACCTCCAATAGCATCTATGGATGAACTAAGCATAATCTCAATAGTTGCATTGTCGTACCCCATTGAAGTTATTTTCCAAGTATCACTAGCCAAAGTTGTTTTTACTGAAGAGAAAGTTGCATCAGTCATCTGACAAGTAGAAACTCTTACACTCCAACCTTTATTTACAGCTTCTGAGGCATAACTCATTGATAATTTATTTGCACCAACTGAGCCTTCTCTATCATTGCTTTCATTAGCCAATACAAGTGCAGACTCAAGGTTGTTACCATCTTTACTTCTTGTTGCACCTTGATAAATAAAAGAAAGAAAGTAAAATCTTGCTCCATTAAAAGTTATACCACTTGAACTTGGCTCACTATTTTGAAAACGATGTTGAATAGCACCAGCAATATTTCCTGAAGCAGGCACTAATTTTGGATCATAGATTTCTATGAAAATAACTAATGGAACTACACTCATCTAATTCCTATCCTTGATCTAGAAGAACGATTGTTTTGTAATGACATCATTGTTGATGTTTCACCCATTGCCGCACCTTTGTTTGCAGCAGCATTAATAATGCCACCTACAGCAGATCTTGGTACATATTCATCACCGTTAAAGTTTAATGTTGGCCCTGTGTAATTAACAGTTGTTGCTCCACTACCACTACCACGACCATTCATTTGAACTCCAAGCTTTCCACCTCTACCTCTTTGGAGGGGCAAAATAGCTTCCGGGCCCGCTTCTCCCATCACGCCTAAATTAGAACCGCCATACTTAAACATGGTTGGCTTATCAACTACACCACCTCGTGCATAAGGTACTGCTTTAGCAAACGCACCACCTTTGGCATAAGGAACAATATTGTTGCTTGCAAAAGCATTTCCATCTTTACTCCATAAGCCTGTAAACATTGCAAACAAAGGTTTGGTAATTGATTGCCTGATAATTAAACGAGTTAAGTCATGGAGAATACTGGTTACTAAATCTTTAAATGCAAGTTTTCCTGTAGTTACAAAACTAAAAATTGCATCTTCCATTTTTTGAAAACCATTCACCACTACATTTTGAAGTGCTGTATCAAAATCTTCTAATTCTTTTATAAAGTCAGAAAATGGCCCTTCTTTCTTTCCACCTTTCCCATCTTTTCCACCAGGCTTGTTTTCTGGAACAGCCGCTCCAAAATTTAATTTAGAAATATCAAAATTAAATGATTCAAACCATTTGGCTCTCCGTTCTTCTAAATTTAATTCTTCTATAACTTCATCTTCTATTCCAAGACGATCTCGATATATTTTTTTAATTACTTTAAGATATTCATCTCTATTTAATCCTTCTTTCTTTTGTATTTCTCTTGCTTCCTTTTTAATATCAGGATGCATATTTCTAATTTGTTTTCTAAAATCTTTATCTCCCGACGCTACAATTTTTGCTTTTAATTGTGTTTGTAAATCTGTTATAGATTGTTTATTATTGTTTAATCGATTTAATACTCTTATTAATTCATTTACTTTTTTTACAACCTCATTAACAATAATTATTAAAGGTTCAAAAAGTTGAAATAATCCTTTTCCAATTTGATTAAATAATTCAAAAAGATCTTCTCCAAAAATAATAAAATCAACCAAAACTTTTTTAATTTGTTCTTTATTTGCTAAAGCCCATTTTGCTAAATCAGTCATATTATTTTGAAACCCAGCACCTATCAATGCAAATAAACCACCAAATTCTAATGCAACTAATTGAGTAAACACGGCTAATCTTTGACCTGCCTTTTCAGGAGCATCAGCAAGTGTTTCAGCAGTTTCACCGTATTTTTTAAATATATCTCTAGCAAATAACCTAAAGTTTTCTAAACTAACTTCTCCTCTCTCTAACATTTTATCTAATTCTTTTGTGTTAATTCCCATTGCATCTGCAAAAGATGTAAAAGCTCCAGGCAATCTTTCACCGATTTGTTGTCTCAATTCTTCGGCTGAAACTTTGCCTTTTGAAAATACCTGGGCGGCTGCTATTAAAGCACTATTTAAATCACTTACATTGCCTCCAGTTGCCAATATTGCTGCACCCATACCTTCAAAAACTTCTTTAGTAGTTTCACTATCAAAACCAGCACCAATAATACTTGCTTTTAATCTTGTAAATTGTTTAATAGCAGTTCTTTGGGGTATTAAAAACTTCATCGATATTTGCCGCATATCTTCCATGCTCTTAGTGAAATCGTCTTGATCTTTACTGACACCTGCAAGAGATATCTGTAAAGCACGAAATTCAGCCGTTGTTTCTGCAATTCCACCTAAACCTTGTTGGATTTGTGAGCCAGCAAGACCAACAGTTGTACCTATACCAATTCCAGCAGCAGCACCAGCAGGGCCTCCTAAAACACTACCGGCCAGACCTCCTATAGCAGTTGTTATTCCTGTTACAGGACCACCAAATATACCGGCTGAAATAGCAGCACCACCAGTTAAAGTTAAACCTTTTGCTAAACCTTTTAATCTAGTTTGAAACTTGGTTGCTACACCAGTAGCCTTATTTAATTTTTGCTGTAAACGATCAATATGGCGACTAAACTCTTGAAATTCTTTTCCAGTAATATCAGCTTGATTTCTTAATTCAGTAAAAACATTAATTTGCGTTCGTAATGAATTAATACTATTTGTTCCTGAAGCTCCAAGTTTTTTGAAAGCATTACCAACATCACGAAGACTTTTAGCAGTAGCTTGAGTAGCAGAAACGTCTTTGCCAAATCTTCTTGCACTAGCCCCTAACCGATCAAAAGCAGCAATAACTGCCTTATCACCAGTACCTTTAAATTCAACAAGAACCTGACCAACTTTACTTGCCATTTTAAGAATCTTTCTTGTTGAACAGATTTAATGCAGCAGCTTCCATAATTTGAAGACGCTCCAATGTATCTCTTTTATCCTTTACATCATATACGTCAAATAATCCTCCAGCCAGAATAAAGATTTCATATTTAAACCCAACTAAACCAGACATACTTACATTCCATTGTGTCTGTCCCTTCATAAAAATTTGAACTGCATCCCAATTCTCTTGATATACAACAAAATGTTCATCTTTATTTGATTGCTTTGGTGGCAATTCAATTCCAAATATTTTGGCATCCTCGAAGGCTTGTAAGCTAGTGTCTTCACCTCCTTCTGCCCAATATTGAACTGCCTCTTTTAGTTTTTTAATTTACTTGCCTCTAAAGCTTTTCCATAAGTATCTAAAACAGCAGTAGTCCAAAAAGGATCTTCTAATAAAGCTTTTAAATTATTAGTTGAATATTTTACAGGTGTTCCATCTTCTTCATTTAAGCCTTCCCAACCTTTTAAAATTTGTTTTAAAGATTCTAATTCGTCTTTTTCTCCAAGTTTTGCATATTCAGTTCTTGTCAATCTTGCAAAAATAGCAACAAATTCATTTTCTGCATATTCTCCAGCATTTGTTTCGCTAGGTTCTCTAACAACAACAGGCCATTTAAAGTTTTTATTTTTTTTACGTACAAAAGCCATTGATCACAAAAGTAAGTCTTTTAAGCTTAGTGCATATAAGAACAGTCGCAAATATGTTTTTTACGTCTTTTTACGACTTTACCTGTATATCAATGAAAATTCGTCGTTTCCACTAGTTGAAGGTACTGCTGTAAAAGGTATTTCAGCCATTACAATGCCATTTGTCTCAGTATATGAAACATCACCTATATCTATATTTGAAGAAGAAAACTGAACTATGTTTCCAGCAACAGTTCCATGAGTCAAAGTTAAGTTACCCAAACTTGTATCAAGTAAAGCGGCAGCAAAATAATCTTTGGTTGCTACTTTTACAGCTTCCAAAGTCACAGTACCGCTAGTAGCACGATTAATTAAATGCACTTCTTTTGTGCCGCCCACAAGCTCCATATATTGAGTCTCTATTCCTGCATCTATCATTAAAGTTTGCAATGAACCTGAATAAGAAAGCAATTGGAAACCAGAAGTATTTCCGTTCTTAACAATCAATGGAGTGCTTTGCTGTCCATAGGTGATTGCTGGAAGCGTAACGTCAGTTGGAGGAATATAAATGCCAGTAAATGTAAAATTTAATTTTGGCAATTCTCCTACTTCAGTTTCGAGGATAAAACTTCCTCGACAACCTGTTGCCTTATGTAAGACACCATCTACGTTGTAATAAATAGTTGCTGATTCAAAAGATCCAGAAACAGGTGCGTAAGTAACACTTGTGTTAGCAGCAATTGTCTCGCTAAACCCACACGCACGTAAGGCTTTTCCCACTCTAGGAGCCGTCCCGGCTGCCCCAGATCCCGACCATTCCACGCTAAAACTGCATTCAACTTTTGTGTTAGCCAAAAGCTGACGAGATGCACCTAAAAAAGGTCTAATTAAATCTCTAGAGACAAGATCACTAGATTGTGGAGTTATTGAAAGATCACTTACTTGTAGAGCGTCTGCCCCTGTTGGTGTTGGATCTGTTCCGTAACTGCTTTCCAGTTCCAGCAGAATTACTCTTTTTCTGTCCAGAAGTGCCATTTACTGTTTCCTCATTTTGAGTTGATGATGCTGTGCGCTTTATTAAAGTGCGTTCGCCTGTTTCAGGATCAAGCGAGTAGCTTCCACCTTCAGTTGGATTTTCATTAGTCATAGTAAATGAAACAGGTTGTAAGGCTTGATATTCATTGCTAAATCAGGTTGATAAATTGTTAAAGCTTGTTCGATATTCTATGTCGTACTCACACGAAATAACACCAGCAGGCTGATCGGCTTCAACTATTTCAAAAGTTGTTGTAGATGGCCTTATATCAATGGCTAGACCTCCAATAGTTGGATCTGTCATCACTTTGGCGTGAAGACTTTCAATCGTGCTGTCAGCGTTGCTGTCAGGGATGCTTCCTCTAACTATC